ATATGCAACATGAAAAGGTAATACCTATGAAAACTGAGAGTCTAATTAAGACTGTTGGTACTACAGGTGCTTTGACTGAGAGAAATATCAGCAAAGAAACAGCACAAAAGTATCACACACAAGTAAAGGTGAATGGTAACATGAATACACATCACATTTACAAGTATTTTAATAGTGGTGGTAACAATATAGGTAACAAAGTTAGAGATGTACCTACTAAAAATATGTGGGTAGAAGGAAACATATCAGATGCTACTCTGTTTGGACAAAATTTGTTCACAGGTGGTGGTAAATACATAACTATAACTGAAGGTGAAGTAGATGCTATGTCTGCCTATGAATTATTAGGTAGTAAGTGGGCATGTGTATCTGTAAAAACAGGTGCAGGTTCTGCAATACGAGATTGTAGAAAAGCATTTGAATATCTAGATAGCTTTCAAAACATAGTCATATCATTTGATATGGATAAGCAAGGACAAGAAGCTAGTGAGAAGGTGGCTCAGTTGTTTAGTCCAAACAAATGTAAGATTATGAACATGGAGTTCAAAGATGCAAATGAATATCTAAAAATGGGTAAGAGAGAAAAGTTCTCACAAGCATGGTGGAACGCACAACCTTACACACCTGCAGGTATTATTAATCTACGAGACTTAGGCGATAAGTTATACACAGAAGACTTTTGTGAGACTGTTCCATATCCTTGGGCTAAATTAAATGAGAAGACTTATGGTATGAGAACAGGTGAGTTGATTACATTTACATCTGGTGCAGGTATGGGTAAGTCATCTATCATGAGAGAAATGATGCATCACTTACTCAAAAATACTAATCACAATATAGGTATACTTGCATTGGAAGAAGGTATTAAGAATACTGCATTTAATATTATGTCAGTAGAAGCTAATGCTAGATTGTATATTAAAGAGGTTCGAGATAAGTTTAGTATGGAACAACTAAAACAATATGAAAAAGAGACCATAGGTTCTGGTAGATTTTTTGCCTTTGACCATTTTGGTTCAATAGATAATGACGAGATATTATCTAGGGTTAGGTTTATGGCACAGGCATTAGAATGTAAATGGATATTTGTAGACCATTTATCTATTCTTGTATCAGGTCAGGAAGATGGAGATGAAAGAAAATCTATTGATGTATTAATGACTAAGCTTAGAAGTCTTGTAGAACAAACAGGTATTGGTATGTTATTGGTATCACATTTACGTAGACCTGCAGGAGATAGAGGTCATGAAGATGGTAAAGAAATTACACTTTCACACTTACGTGGTAGTGCAAGTATTGCTCATCTATCTGATGGTGTTATTGGATTAGAAAGAAATCAACAGGATACTGATGAAGTGAAAGCTAATACAACAACACTTAGAATATTAAAGAATAGATATACAGGTGATACAGGTGTGGCTACACATCTACATTATAATAAAGAGACAGGTCGCATGAAAGAGATTGACAATCCTTATGAAGTAGACTATAATGCAGAAGATAATACAGAGGAGGTACCTTTCTAATGAACTGTTGGCATTGTGGTACAGAATTAATATGGGGTGGTGACCATGATATTGACCATGAAGATGAGGATTATTGTATGGAAACAAATTTATCCTGTCCTAATTGTGGCTCTTTTCACATGGTTTACTTACCAAAAAATGAACCAGAAAAGAAAACAAGTTGGTTAGAAGGTTACAAAAAATGGTTAAAAATAAAATAGTTTATGAACCAAAAAAATTAACATTTAAACAAAAGAGAATGATAGTGAAAGCACACAAAATTTTATTTAATGATGATAAAGAACCAGAAATGTGGGAACATTATTGCGAAGAAGAAGAAACTGAAATGGCAGTAGGTAAAGGTGAACCTTGTAATTGGTGTGGAAAGGAGGAAAAAGATTGTGAAAGTTGTTCTTGATATAGAAACAGACCAACTAGATGCTAGTGTGGTTAATTGTATTGTAGCTAAAAATATGGATACAAATGTATATACAGTATTTGACCCAAGTAATATGCACGTTTTTAAAAATTGGTCTAAAGATATTGATAAATATATAATGCATAATGGTTTATCTTTTGATGCTCCTGTGCTGAATAGATTATTAGGTGTAGAAATAAAACCTTCACAGGTAACAGATACATTAATACTATCTCAAATGTTTAATCCATTACGAGAAGGTGGTCATAGTCTTGGAGCATGGGGAGATAGATTTAACTTTCCTAAAGGTAGTATAAATAGTTTTGCAACATATACACACGAGTTAAAACAGTATTGTCAGCAGGATGTAGATATAACACACAAGTTATATGAACATTTAAAAAAAGAAGGTCAAGGTTTTTCTAAATCTTCTATTGATTTAGAACATCAGGTAAGAGTTATTGTAGACCAACAAGAAAAGAATGGCTTTTATCTTGATGTTAGAAAAGCTATGTCTTTATACAATACTTTAAGAGATGAAGCTAATGGATTAGAAAAGTGGGGTCGTATAAGATTTGACCCAACAAGAAAAGATTTAAAAACAAAAACAAAATACATACCCTTTAATATAGGTTCAAGACAGCAGATAGCTGACAGACTTATGGATATAGGTTGGAAACCTAAAAAACATACAGACAAAGGTAATGTAATTGTTAATGAAGAAGTATTAGATGGTATTAATTTACCAGAAGCTAAAAAGATTTCTAGGTACTTGTTACTTCAGAAAAGAATAGCACAAATCAAGTCATGGATAGAAGCATGTGATGATAAAGATGGTAGAGTGCATGGTAGAGTTCTTACTCTCAAGACTGTAACAGGTCGTATGGCACATCACAGTCCTAACATGGCTCAGATTCCTGCTGTTCGTTCTCCATATGGTAAAGAGTGTAGGGAGTGTTGGACTGTAGAAAATCCTTACACTCACTCCATAGTTGGAACAGATGCAAGTGGTTTAGAGTTACGTTGTTTAGCACATTTAATGAATGATACTAATTTTACTGAAGAAGTTTTGAATGGAGATATACATACAGCTAATATGAATATGGCAGGTTTAACAGATAGAGACCAAGCTAAAACATTTATATATGCTTTTATGTATGGTGCAGGTGCTAATAAAATAGGTAAGATAGTAGGTAAAGGTGCAAAAGAAGGACAACAATTAATAGACAGTTTTTTATCTAACATGCCTGCTCTCAAAAGAGTTAGAGATGGTGTTACAAAAGCAGGTATGCGAGGTAAGATAAAAGGTATTGATGGTAGATTATTACATGTACGTTCTCCACATGCTGCATTAAATACATTATTGCAGGGAGCAGGAGCAGTAGTATGTAAATTATGGCTAGTCAATATGAATAAACGTATTCAGTCTACAGGAGTAGATGCTAAGTTAGTTGCATCTATACATGACGAATATCAGTATGAAGTTGCTAAAAAAGATGTGCGAAAGTTTGGTAGTATTACCAAAGATGCTATGAAAGATACAGAGCAACAATTACAAATGAAGTGTCCACTAGATAACGAATGGAAGGAAGGCACAACATGGGCACAAACGCATTAGAAACGCAGTTAATATTATTTCCAGAACATAAAAATATTTTTTTAGATTCTAGTATTGAAACTCAGGAATGTAAAACTTGTAAAGAAGTTCTTCCATTAAGAAGTTATAGTATAAAAAATGTTTATAGTGATAACTTAGGAGTTCTTTCTAAGAACTGTAAGAGTTGTTGTAATCAAAGACTTAAAGAACATAATGAAAGAAAAGCAGGTATACCTTATCCTGATAAGGATTATAAGTGTCCTGTTTGTTTAAGGAATGAAGAAGATTTACAGACTAAACAGACAGTAGTAGATATGGAAACATATAAAGTTACAGAACATAGAATGAAAAGAAAAAGTGTATGGAGATTAGACCATGACCATGCTACAGGTAAAGTCAGAGGTTGGATATGTAACTCATGCAATATATCTATGGGTCAACTTGATGATGATATAGATACTTTAAAAAGAGCAGTAAAATATTTGGAGGAAAATAATGGTAAGAGTTAAAGAGTTTGTAGGTAGACAAGACCACAAAGAATATATTAAACGTGGTACTGCAGTAGAAAACATGTTTGTTAATGAAGCTGTTAAAAGAAATTATGAAACAAAAGTTTCAACAGAAAAACAAAACATGTACGAACATATTGATTTAATTTTAACAAAGGAAGGTGAAACATTTACAGTAGATATTAAAGCTAGAAGAACAGGAACAGACAAGTCAAAAGGTTTTGATGACTTGTGGACTGTAGTGGAGTTCAAGAATACTGTAGGGGATTCAGGTTGGCTTTATAGCAAAGCTGACTATATTGTTTTTGAACGTGAAAAAGATTTTGTATTTGCAAATTCTATTGAACTTAGAAACATGTGTGAAGAATTAGTAGATTTAAATGACAGAGTTTCAAGTTTTAGAAATGCAAACTATAAAGTTTGGGGAAGAAGTTATCAAGGTAAAAAAGATTTAATTTCTAGAATAGAAATGTGTAAAGTAACTGATTTAAAAAATACATTTATTTGGAAAAAAAGTATTGACTTTGATAATACTTCTATGATATAATTTAATTTTAACAAAAAATATAGAAAGGATACACATATGAGTGTACTAAAAGGAAAAGCTTATTGGGCAAGCATTACAAGCCCAAATACTACGTTTGATTCTGATGGAGTTTGGACTATTGATGTTGGTAATCTTGACGAGAAGAATAAAAAGATTGCTCAAACTGATGGTCTAAATGTTAAGAATAAGAGTGATGACAGAGGAGACTTTGTTACTATCAAAAGAAAGGTTAGAAGAAAAGATGGTAACATGAACAAAGCTCCAGAGATTGTTGATGCTCAAAAGAGAACCATGATGGGTACTCTTATTGGTAATGGTTCAGATGTAAATGTATTATACTCTAAGTACGATTGGGAATATGCAGGTAAATCTGGTGTGTCTGCTGATTTAAGAGCAGTACAAGTTACCAACTTGATACCATATAACGCAGATGCAGATGCAGATAATGCATTTGATGTTGTGCCTGATGGTTTTGTATCTAATGACGAAACAGATGCAAGGTTTGCTTCTTAACTAAGAAAGGACATGGGGAGTTGTAAAAGACTCCCCATTTTATTTACTATGAAAACAATAGACACATTAGTTGAGGATATATATAACTTATTTGAACCTAGTATTAAGAATAATATAAAAGAAAAAGACTTAGATAAATATCTAGAACAATTTTCTAAAAGTGTAACTAATAATATTAAAACTGTTTTAAATGAACAACCTAGAAAGAAAAGAAAATTATCTTTATCTTCTATAGGTAAACCTACTAGACAGTTATGGTATGACAAACATTCTAATTCAGAAGCAAGACCTATTGCTCCATCTACTAGAATTAAATTTTTATATGGACATATACTAGAAGACTTGCTTATATTATTATCTAGAGTTGCAGGTCACATAGTTACAGAAGAACAAAAACAAGTAGATGTGGAAGGTATAAAAGGACACCAGGATTGTAAGATAGATGGTGAATTAGTTGATTGTAAGAGTGCTAGTGGTTATAGTTTTAGGAAATTTGCTAATAATAATTTAGCATCTGATGACCCCTTTGGTTATATAGCACAAATATCTGCATACTCTGAAGGTAATAATGTAGATGAAGCATATTTTTTAGCAATAGATAAACAAAATGGTAGTCTTGCTTTGACTAGAGTACATAGTTTGGAGATGATAAATGCAAAAGAAAGAGTACAGTATCTTAAAAAGACATTGGAAAGTAAAAGAGTTCCTGATAGATGTTATAGTGATATTCCTGAAGGTAGTTCTGGGAATAGGAAGCTTGCTATTGGTTGTGTTTTTTGTCCTCATAAAAGAGAGTGTTGGTCTGATGCTAATAATGGTAAAGGACTTCGTGCTTTCAAGTATGAAAAAGGTACAACATATCTTTCACATGTTGCAAAAGAACCTAGGGTTCAAGAAATAATTAATTGGTAAAGGAGATAAAATGAAAACATTTATTTATTCAGCAGTTATGTCTCACTTCTTAGCAGAAAGAGACAAAGCTATAGCTAATATTAAACTACATACAGATAATCCTGTAGGTGTAGGAGAACATCCTAAGATTATAGAAGATGTAATTTCATTAGTGCATAAAGCATCTGAAGCACAAGATGCTATAAATACACTTCAGCAGATTACTAAGAATACAAGTAAAAAAGATGATATGGCAGGAGAGGTAAAAAACTCACCAAAAATATAGATGAAAAAAAAGATTGATATATTTTTAGATGTAGAATATAACAAACAAGAATTACCAGAACGAGGTTTATTTCTATCTGTTATTTTACAAGCATTATTAGATGCTACTAATAGTAAAAGTAAAGTAAATAAAGATAGGGCAATAGCATGGTTTTTTTGTAGTGTTGGTGTTACGTGTGATAACTTTGAGCAAGTATGTGAGCATGCAGGATTAAGTCCTTCATACACAAGAAGTTTTGCGTACAAAGTTATTCACTCACCAGATTTAAAATACGTTAGACAAAGAATAAAAAAGATGATATAATATGACTTTTGATTTATTAACATGTTTTATTACAGGAATATTATTGGGTATGTTTATTGTTTTAATAGCATACTTTTTAACTAGATTATAGGAGAGTTTATGGGATTGATGGACAAAGCTATCAAAGAGACAGTAAAAGATACAAAAGATTTTAAGAAAACAAATATAGAAAAAGAAGCTAGAATTGCTACAGATAGACAGGTAGGTGGTGACCATTATAAAACATGCAAGATACAACCTGTTGATTATATTGTAGAAAATAACCTTACCTTTCTTGAGGGTAATGTAGTAAAGTATATTACAAGACATAGAAGAAAAGGTGAAGGTGCAAGAGATATAGAAAAAGTAATACATTATTGTGAATTAATATTGGAGAAAGATTATGGCAGGGAATAACTATTTACCAACAGAATATCAGACGTTTATCCATGCATCTAGGTATGCACGTTGGTTACCTGATGAGGGTAGAAGAGAAACATGGATAGAAACAGTATCTAGATTTAGTAATTTTATGCAGGGTCATTTAGATAAGAACTTAGGTGTAGTATTAGATAGTGAAGTATGGAGAAGAATAGAAGATAATATTATAGGATTATCTGTTATGCCTTCTATGAGAGCATTAATGACTGCAGGTCCTGCATTAGAAAGAGAAAACATAGCAGGATATAATTGTTCTTATATACCTATTGATAATCCAAAAGCATTTGATGAAGTATTATATATACTTATGAATGGTACAGGTGTAGGTTTTTCTGTTGAAAGACAATACATAGATAAGTTACCTACTATACCAGATAAAGAGTTTGAAAAAACAGATGACGTTGTTTCTGTTAATGATTCTAAAGAAGGTTGGGCAAGAGCATTTAAAGATTTAATATCTTACTTATATACTTGTAGAATACCTAAGATAAATATAAATAAGGTTAGACCTGCAGGTGCTAGATTAAAAACATTTGGTGGTAGAGCTAGTGGTCCTCAACCTTTAGTAAATCTATTTGATTTTACTATTGATAAATTTAAAAATGCTAAAGGTAGAAAACTATCTTCTATGGAATGTCATGATATTGTTTGTAAAACAGGTGAGGTTGTGGTTGTTGGTGGTGTGCGTAGGTCAGCTCTTATATCTCTGTCTAATTTATCAGACCAGAGATTAAGAGTTGCCAAGTCTGGTGCATGGTGGGAAACAAATCCTGAAAGAGCATTAGCTAATAACTCTGTAGC